GTTGGAGCCGAAAAATTCCACTAAGTCACCATTAAAATCAATGAGTGGGTAAGCAGTATCAATTGCTATTCCACGCATGACTACCAAATCACTAGGTGAAATATATTCCGATTCCTCCGCAAGATCAATGAGGATATCATAGGCAGCTCGAATGAAGAGGGGACTCATCTTTTTATCAAAAGATTTATAGTCACCTGCGACAACTCTGTCTGGCCCATGTTTAACCAAATAATCATGCATTTCGGTCCATTGGTGAGATTGAACTACAGTACCACAACCAGCTTCAAAAATGAAACGGTTCTCTTGTATCAACTTGACGTGTGAGAGAAAATATTTCCTCACAAGCAATGACCAATCAAGAGGGGCACCCGCGAAAACACGGGTCTTACCAATAGTAGCTTTCTTAAGTGAAACTGGTTCGTCCTTAAGATGGGCACAAAAGTTTGGGTACACCCTATCACCTTCGAGATACCTACGTAGCATGTCATCCATGCGAGATTGAATTTCTTCATTTACTGCAAGAGGATTCTGATAACCACGTTGTTGTTCCAAGGGCTCAAGGAAATATTCCTTACTCTTCTTCCATGGGTTGCCTGCTGATGCTTTAGTATTCATCTTATCAATGAACTTAACACCACATGCACCATTCAGAGCAGTAAAATCATCAAGAACATGAATCGAGTCAATTTGTTCTGGAGTAATCCGCGATCGAATATCCTCCCAAAACTCAAATTTGACGCTTTCCAAAACATCCGTTCGAAAATGAGTCACAGGCTCAACCATATCCATAGCAGCAATACGCCAAGGTTTCCACCCTTTCATAATGGGCTTAAAGTATTTAACTTTATAACCATGGGGAGAAAGTAGTGGTAACATGGGCGTAATGGTAACCATAGATTTGGGAGTCGGCCGAAAGCCATCAAAGGAACCAAAAATGTTGCAGGATCCCTTCTCAATATACCGAAATACTGATTTGGGATGCAAAGGTAACAAATTTCGCTCCTTGGATTGAGATGATAAAAGAGGCGCAGAAACACCAATTTCATCACCAAAATGGAACCGATCCTTTGTGAGGGGGACACCAATGATTTCATGAACTTTATTGTGTCGTAAAGCATGAATACCAAGTATGACATAACCCTTAGGGGTATCACCAATAATGAGTGAACCACAATCACCATTCTCAGACATAACTTCCGGAACGGAATTGATGACTATGTCATCAAAACCGGGAAGTTTTACCGGTCGGCGAATGGTTCGAATTCTCTTCAAGCCCATGTGAGTTATTTCACCATTAGGATCTCGCTTAGCCTGGATACCATCGAAAGCAATATTGATATCGCTCTCTGGTATATATTGCATAATGCCCTTCTTAGGGGGCATTTGATTCAGAGTGATAATGCAGAGATCAGTTTTGGGATAACGCAATACATCAGATTCAGTGAAAC